AGCCAACCTTGTGTGCTATCTACATAAACTAAAGTATTCGCTGCTCTTTCTGTTGATACTGTTAAAGGATCTGTTGACCCTGCGATTTTTTCTGTTCCGTTTTGATCGATTGTTAATGCATTAGTATCAAATGTTCCTGCATAATCTATAAATGATATCTCATCACCAATATTACCTGCGGGTAAATCCATCTCTATTGCACCAGATGTTGTATTGATAAAATAACCCTCACCAGCAACTGCTGTAAATGTAGAAGTTTTTACCGCTTGCCAAGAGGTTCCACCTGATACCTCAGCGAATGATAATTGTCCAACACCTGTTGTACCTGAACCAGATACTGATGCTACTTTTAAAAATCTGTCTGCTGTTACATTTCCAGTAGGAAATTTAAGTTCATACGACTGCCCAGAGCTGTGTGGAGGTGACGTAAGTTTAATCCCGTGGGAGTTAGATTCACAATTAAGCTGAATTGAACCTGGGTTTGTTGCACCAAGAACTTCTAATAAACCTGTTCCTTTAGGTCCAACTTTTAAATTTATGTTAGAATCGCCACCTGTTGCTTGAATAGATGGTCCACCACCTGTTGCAGCATTTGTTATGTCTATCTGATTTACTGCAGATGATGTAGTTTGAAATACTATCTGTTCGTTTCCGTTCTCATCATTTATTCCGTGTGCATCGTCAAATGCAATATTAAAATCATTTGTATCTAGATCGCC